AATCGCTAGGCGGTACCACCATAGGAATGTATGATGGCACGTCTGCGGTAGGTAAAGGTATAGATATTGTTTCTATTCTTTTGATGGGGGGGATGTCAATTCTTGGGATTTGAGGTGAGTTTTCCATGAGTTTACAAGCTCTTCTGTCCACAATAAATTGCAAATACTTTGAACCTCTGTAGGTTGTGCTGATAAATCAGTAGCTACAAATTCATCTTTTTCATTGTAATAACCGGGAGCTAAAGCTTGTCTTTCAAAAGATCTTGCAATTTCTACACCATCTTTTTTAATAACTGTAGCTTTGCGTACGCTTATGCCTGCATAAGGTTGTGCTACAGTTATTTTATCGTATTCTATTGTTTCGCTAAGTGCCATAATTTTTATTGATCTGTAATGTATGTAAATGTAGTAGAAAAGCCATAGTAACCGTTGCTGTACATCCAATGGTTAAATGTAACAGCAGGGTTAGCTCCTTGGTTGTCTTTCATTTTATGAAATCTCATTATTGTTTCGTTAGCATTGATTTGAAAGTGCATACCAAATTCTGTGTTACTAACATTATTAAAATATTGTACCTGTGCCCAAGTAACGGCTCGTTCAACACCGGACTGTCTAAAAGGTAAATTAGTAACAAATAGTTGATGTGAACCATTTAGACCACTATTACTTAAACTACGGCAGTTCATCATAACAGTTACAGTATTTCCAATTTTTGTATATTTAGCTTCTCTAACACCACTGTTACCATGACTATTACCACCACTTGCAGCATCTTGTATGTTTGGCGTGAAAGTGCCTTCTTCGTAGTCGTCCAAAGTATTTGCAGCCTGACGATAAGAACCACTACCTCCGTAGAAGTCAATACCGTGACCATTTGTTCCAAGAGTTAAGTCTCCATTAGCTATTTCAACGTGTCCATCTTCGAGTAAACGAAATGTACGTGTTCCATTTCCATGAAAATCTAAAGCACCAACATTCTTTGGAGTTTGTAAATACCATGTTTTTGAGCCACATATCAGTCCGAACTGTGGTCCAGTATTTGCAGCAGAACCAGATTGTATTGTAACTCTTGCACCAGCAGCATTACCTCCACCGTTATTTTGTACAATAAGGTCCATACTTGTACCGGGTTTGGAACCTAATATGGAAAAGTCAGAAGTTGCAGCATCATACGTAACATCTGCTTCAGCAGCTAAAGTATTAGCAGTATCAGAACCAGTTATAATTCTGTTATTTGCGTTGCCACCTATTGTTGTACTAGTAACTGTTTCAAATGTAGGGTCTGCTCCGTTGTTTGCACGTAGGAACTTACCATCGTTAGATGATGTACCATGTGGTAACTTGGCTAGTGTTACAGCTTGGTCAGCTATTCTATTTGTTGTAATTGCATTAGCAGCTATTTTTTGTGTAGTAACTGCATCGTCTGCAATCTTAGCTTCAGTTACATTTGCATCAATTATAGTTGCTGAACTAATTGCGCCACTAGCAACTTTTGCATTAGTTACTGCATTGTTAGCAATTTTTTGTGTAGTAACAGCATTATCTGAAATCTTAGCTGTAGTAACTGCTGCATCATTTAATTTAGCAGTTGTAACTGCAAGATTATTAATTTCAGCCGTAGTTACAGCATTGTTTGCTAGCTTAGCTTGTGTAACTGCATCATCTGCAAGTTTAGCTGTGCTTATACTACCATCAGCAACGGAACCAGCTATATTAAACTGACCAGCCATACTTGCATGGCTACTGCACTGATAATAAAGTATGTCAGGAGAGTCGTGTGGTACAGTAAAAACTATTTCTGTACCGTTACCACCTCCATTGTTTGTAACCCCTGTGTTATACGCATCGTTAGTACCACCATTAGCTATGCTAGTTTTAATGTAAAACGGATGTCCACCAGAGTTATTTTGAAATATATATGTTTGACCTCTAGTCAGGTATATAGTAGGGTCATTTACTGTACCAGTTAAACCCGGTCCAGTAAACGTATAGTCGCTAGTACCATTAGCACCTAAGACCCATCTAAGAGAATCCTCTACACCTGTTGAGGCTATTTTAGTTAATGTCATTGTGGTTTAGTTGGGTATATAGGATTTGTTGGGTCAGATGTATTAGCTGGTAAATCTCTTAATGCTTGCCTATATGTTTTCCAAGCATCTGATATTTCTGTTGTGTCAGATAAAACCATCCAATCTGTTTCTGCAAGTAGTTTATCTCTTTCTTCTCTTAACTCAGCCCATTGATGTTCTATAACTATTGCAGCGTGTGCTTTTTCTACTTTATCTTTATCATAAGTAAATGGGTCATACGAAGTGCCATTCCATACAAGAACTTCTGTAGTGCCATCTGCATGTTCTGAAACACAAAGATCTGTATTAGGATGAACTCTAAGTATTGCTTCGTGTAAAAATACCATCATGTGTATGCAATCTCCTCTAAGTATCCGTGAAAACCCTGAGCCATATTTCCGTTTCCATTATTATAATAGTGACCTAAGTAAAGAGTAGTGCTACTCCACATAGCAACATATGGTACATAGGTTATACTGTTACCCAAAGTATAGCTTGGGTTAGTATCTTCCCAAACAACTACTGCTGACCAATAGTCAGAACCAGTGCCATTATGGTTGGCAAAAAGTCCATCACTAGCTGATGAACCAGCACCACTTGTATCATTATGTAAAAATTGTCCACTTGTTCCTCCACGTTTCCATGACAAATAGAAATGTGAACTAACTTGAGACACTATCACATGTTGTACAATACGAATATGACTGTTTGCAAATTTAGGTGTAATACTAAAACTTGAACTACCCCATTGTCGGTAATTAGCTTGAGCATTATTATATGCTGGAACAGTAACGTCCGTTCTTGGTAAATAAAATCTTACACTTTGAACTACGTTATGAGAAGAAGGAGCTGAAATAGCCATTATGATACCTCCGTTAAATTAAATTTATACTTCTTACCAGAACGATTATTTTTTAAGAACAAGTCTGATTCTCCTTCCTGTATTGTCCAGTTACCCCATGTACCATCTACTTCGTTTGAATGTCCTTCGTTAGATAAGTGAAGGTCATTAGTGTAGATATTTCTTACTCTGTCTGATGTTGTACCAATATCGTAAGCGTTGTTAGTTGCTGGTTTTAAATGTCCGTTACTATCTATAACCCATTGGTTAGTACCACTACCAGATCTAAATTTAAAACCATTAGAACCACCTTGGATGTATAACCAGTTTCCGTGGTGTTGAATTTTACCAGCATGTTCTCCTGTCCAGTTACCGCTATCTAGTTCTATAGCACAGTTACCCGGTATTTCTACTCCACTAGATGTTGTAGAAATTTTCCTAGCGTTGTCGTGATATAAGTCTACCGCTCCGTTAGCAGTAGCTTGTATATATGTCTCTGAACCAGTAGTATTTCTTACATAAAAATTACCAGTAGTATCAATAAAATAGTTACCAGTTGCGTTATGCGTATGTGCATAACTACCAGTATGTTGTATTTCTAAATCTGTATCATTACCAAATTTAACAGCGTGACTATCATCTAACAATATATGATGGCTGTTAGTGTCTAAGTCACCTCCTAATTGAGGACTTGTGTCAGAAACTAAGTCTGTGTTAATACCTGTAAGGTTTGAGCCGTCACCATAATATGTGTCAACGTATGCGTTTCTTACTCGGATTGTGTTAGTACCTAAGTCAACTGAACTATCTGCATGAGGTCTAAAATGTCCAGAACTATTTATTCTCCATTTGTAATTACCTCCAACACCTAAAATAACATCTTTACCAGAAGTATCATGGTTAATTACCATAAGATGTCCTGTAACACTATCAAAATAACTATCGCTTCCGTCATGGTACATACGAACATCGTTTGATGCACCAGCCATAAACCTTTTACTATCAGTATTAATCTTTATATGATCGGTTGCGTCAATATCTCCTGTAACGTCTATTCCAGCACTTGTAGTCTCAAACTTTTTACTGCCATTGTGGTATAGTTGTACGGCTCCGTCAGCATAACAATTTATAATATCTTCTTGACCGCCGACCTTTTGTACTCTGAAACCTTGAGAGGCAGGCACTAAAGCCATTAAATGACCTGTTGTATTTTCTAAAACAGCATGTGAGCCATTATGTTTAATGGTAAAATCATTATCAGTACCAAACTTAACAAAGTCATCATCTGCCATTAATATATCATTACCATTACTTGCTAAGTTACCACCAAGTTGAGGTGATGTATCAGCAACTACATCAAAGCTAACAGTGTTGCCAGATGCTGCTGTAATACGTCCCTGAGCATCTACAGTGATGCTTGGGATAGAAGTTGATGAACCATAACTACCAGCAGTTACAGACGTGTTAGCAAGCTTTGTAGCGTCAACTGCATCATCTGCAATTTTAGCTCTAATAACTGACCCATTTTGTAAGATAGCACTTGTAACTGTATTGTTACTTGGTGTACCTATTCCGACTGTTGACCCGATGACAGTAACGAAGATACTAGCACCATTAGCAGGAGCGGAACCAAATATAATGTCGTTACCAGATAAAGCGAAGCCTTCGCTGGGTTGACTTGTTCCTGAGTTAGGTTTCTGAATGACTCCATCGACGCTAACAATAAGTTGTGCTGCACTGGTTGGTGCATCTGATATAGTAAATCTGTAAGCTGTTCCATTTGGTGTTGCACTTCCTCCACCTGTATTTGATGAGCTAGATATTGTAGATATAAAAAAGTTACCAATCGCAGATGACTCTTCCCATGCAGAGTTTTGACTAGAGTAAACCATAAGCTTACTGTTAGTTGTGTCGTACCACAAGTCACCACCATCTAGAGAAGATGTAGGTGCAGAAGCTGACACTCTGTATCTGTTTGAGAATGAGTTAACTGTCGCACTGATAGCCTGTATATCGGCTGCACTAGCTAACTGTTTGTGGAATGTATATGTGTGTAAAGTTGATGTTGTTTGTACCTGTAATCCGCTAGTTGCTGGTAATGTCTGACTAACTAATGAAGTAGGAAAACCAGTTATAGTTACAGTGTTACCTGTACCAGCACCGTTAGCTATAGTTGCTACACCACTGCTATTAACTGCAAGACCGCTTGCAAGTTGTGATATAGATACAACTGTACCAGCATTGTTGCTTGGGTCAGGGTTAGATGTAGGGAAGCTAGTCTCGTTTGCTATAGCTACAAAACCACCAAGAGCATTTGTTACAGACAATACAAGATCGTTTACAGCCTTTGATGTAGGTATACGTGTGTCACTGTTTGTAGTAATAGAAGTTTCTAATGTAATACCGTCAAGCTGGTTTAGTTCTGCTGTAGTAGCTGTAAGAGCTGTACTATCAGCTAGTCTTGATGCTGTACCTGACTGCATGCCAGCTAGTGTTGTAAGCTCACTATCAGCTATTTTGTCAGTTGTGACAGCGTTAGTTGCTATCTTAGCTGTGGTTATATTAGCGTCAGCTATTTTAGCTGTTGTAACTGCGGTGTCAGCTATTTTATTAGTAGTAACGGCAGCATTACTTATTTTACTTTCATTAACTGCACTACCTCCTAATTTAGCAGCAGTAACTGCATGATTTGCTATTTTTGCTGTAGTTACATTTGCGTCTGGTATCTTAGCTGTTGTGACTGCATTATTTGCTATTTTTGCAGTTGTAATATTTGAGTCAGCAATCTTATCTGTAGTAATATTACTGTTTGCAATGTTACCAGTCAGGATAGTTCCAGAAGCTATTTCAACGTTTGTAACAGCATTAGTTGCTATTTTATTTGTAGTTACATTACCGTTAGCTATTTTTGCAGTCGTAATATTTGAGTCAGCTATCTTAGCTGTTGTAACCTGTGAATCTGCAATGAAAGCTGTTTGTATAGCGTTATCTGCAATCTTAGGTGATGTAATAGCATTAGCAGCTATTTTATCTGATGTAACATTCTCAAAAGCTATCTTAGCTGTAGTTACATTACCGTCAGCTATTTTAGCTGTTGTAACTGCATTGTCGGCTATATCTGCTGTAGCAATAGTTCCATCAAGTATTTTATCACTTGTTATAGCTCCAGTATCTATTTGTTCAGCAAGAACAGGTTGATTCTGTAATTCATGTATTGCAAATAAAGCTTGTTCTTGGTTGGCGTTTAAGTCTGTTGCACGAATAGAAGAACCGGCTGCAAATACAGCTTTAGGATCTTCGTCACCGTTTGCTTTACCAACAGTTGTTTCTCTATAAACTCTAACAAGTACACCTGATTTAGGTGCTCCAGAAGCTTCTTGTACAGAACTATCAATACTGGTATTGTTAAATTCTATATGAGTAGGGTTGCTGACATTGTCAACAGAATATTTAGTTGTCGCTTGTGTTACTCCATTAAGAGCAACTTTTACATCTTCAGTTTGTATGACTGGGAAAGAGTACGTAAATTCCTTATCAGAACCATTAGGCGCACCACCCCCATTGTCGGTGTATGTAATTGCCATTTAATTAGTTAGTTATTTAGGCATTTCTAGAATTTTATCTATTGTGCCTTTGTTTGCTTTTCTATTCTTTAATTTTTGATTCCTTTCCTCAAGTAACAATTTTTGGACATCGTTATCTTTTTTAATGCTTGCCCAAGCTCGTTTCTTAGCCTTGTCAAATTCTTTTGCGATTCGTTTGTAGTGGGGGAATGATTTAGGTTCAACATCTGCTAATCCATTTTTACGATGCCATTGCATTTCTGCAAGGGATGTTTGCATGTTTTCTGACTGAGCCATTTTATCAAACGTAGCTAGTAGGTTTTGTTCTCCTATAGCTTTCTGAAACATTGACCTAACCTTTGGACTGTCAGATAAATCTGTTCCATCTGGAGCGGTATATGTAGAAGTTCTCATATCATAACCACTGTCAAATAAAAACTCTCTACCGGGAGAATAGTCTAAGTTAAAGTTAACAGGTGAAAACGCATTAAACATACGAGTTATAAAGTCGTGATCTTTAATAGGTCTACCAGTTAATATATCATATTTAATAGGTAATGGGTCTACTGCTATGTTCTCAGTTATTAAGTTTCTATTTCTTATAGAACTTTGTAAATCAGAACCTAGCTCTCTTGTATATGGTGTTAGTACTTTACCTATCTCATTTCTAAGACCAGATAAAGGCACTGTGTTATTCATTAAAGAAGCAATAATTCTATTAGATTGTCCGGGTTGACCAGAAAATAAATCTACAAAAGATTGCATACCAGCTAAATAGGATTTACTTGTAACTGTACTTCCCATTGCCATAGCTAGTTTTAATAATCTATCTTCAGCCCATTCTTCACCCATTAATTGTTGGTGATCTCCTATGTCTCCTACTAATGCAAGTATTTGGTTGTATGGTTCAAAGGCATCATAATTAACCCAGACGTCACCAAGTTTTATAGTTCTTGGTTTCCATCCCATGTCTAACCATGCTTGTCTTTGTTTTCTATCTGTTGGTCCATTACCATGTAAGTTACCGCTAAGATACGCCATAGATGCCATACTTATAGCAGCAGAACCTATTGCTAGTCTACCATTTTGTATAGCTTTAGCATTCATCAAATCTTGTGGAGTTCTAATACCATACTGTAATAAGTCAGCAAGATCATCTCCGGGTTTTGCTTTAGCTATATCATTAAACTCTTTAACAAAAAAGTTAAAACCGGGAGTATGTTTAGCAGTCAATGCTAATCCATTAACACCAGTTCTAGCAAATAGGAAGAAAGGTCTAGCCCATGGTGCTTCGTCAAATGCTTTAGCTAAGCTCTTACTAAAACCAGTTAGGTCTTGAGTAAGTGTAGCTTCTCTTCTACTGAAGTCAGCCATCTCGTCAGCTAAACTACCATCAGGTTTAAATATTTGTTGGTTAAATAAATCTTCTTGATTCTTAAAAAATGTTTGATCTAGGTTACTGAAATTACCATCAGGTAATCTGTCAGCAGCAGCTAGAAATGCTTTTTCTCTAGCTCTAGCTCTACCTATCATTAGTGCAAAGGTATCGTCAGTAGCTGCCATAATCTTAGTAGAATATGTAAGAAGACTACTGTCATTTAAACCTCTAACCATGTTAGCTGTACGATATAATGCTTTATCTACTGTATTACCTCTTGTTTCTGCCCAATGTCCATACATTTGCCATTGGTCGTCTAGTTTATTTCTTTCTACAAATCTAGTTTTCATTGTAGATAAATCACCAGCCCAATAACTATTTAATCTTTTTTTAAAATATTTGAAAGATTCTGGAACCATCTCACGCATAGCATTAAGAGAAGCTAATGCAGCTCTAGTTATAGTTGCATCACCTTTCATCACACCTCCCATAGCCATAGCCATAGGTCTAGTAAATGCTGCGGTAGATGTACCCATGATTGCGCGAACTGATGTTTTAGGTCCAGACAAAACACTATGAGTAAACATAGTACCCATCTCTCTTAAAAATGCACCAGTTTTTTTCTTATCGCCAGCAAATGTACCACCTCTCATTTTCTTACGCATAAATACGTCAAGATCATCTAGTGTGTGTACACCGTCAGCCATAGATATACCTTCAAATATAGTCTTGAATACTTCGTCACCATCTTGTTCGGTAGTCATTTGTAAAGCTACACGGAACGCATCTATACTATTCTGTACTTCTTTATCAATCTGTTCTGTAAACTCTTTTCTTGATTTTCTTAATCGTGAATCACCTATCTCTGCAAGTTGTTGAGATGCTTCTGCACTAGATATTTTTCTAAGTCTTAGACCAGCTATTAGTTTTTCAACCATTTGTTGAGCTGGACCATCAATATCTTTTAGGTCAGCTATGTCAGCTAGTTCTCTAGCAGTAATACCAGCGTCTCGTATGTCATTAAACAGAGATGTGTTTACCATATCTAAGGCTTTGATGTACATAGGTTGCATGTACTCACCAACTTTTTTACCAGACTTGTCGTATATAGGTCTTTGTTTTTTAGTAAACTTTTTAAAGAATTGTTCAGTAGTTACTTCACTTGTGTTTCTACCTTCGTAAACTGCTCTAAACATATCAAGATCTTCACCAATACTATCTTGTAATGTTTTACCTTGACTTCTAGCAGTAGCTTCTAGTTCCTTAATAAATCCTTGACTTCTAAAATTACCTAAAATTTCTTTTATAACTTTCTCAGTTTCACCTGTACCTTTAGACATTCTATCTATCTGAGTATTAGAAAGCATAGAACCTGTACTACCTTCTTCTGCACCCCATTCTTTTTTCATACGTTTTGCAGATTTGTTTACATCAGAAGCTGTACTGTTAGAAGTTGTAGCTCCTTGCCAAGGGTCAGCAATAGGTTCGTTCTTTGGTGCTCTAAACCCAGAATCTTTCATCTGAGATTTAGCTTGTTCTCTTTTTTGTACTTCTATACTCTCTTTTCTTGAACCAGTAAATTCTTCAAACTTAGCTCTAATTGCAGCTACGTCTTCTCCTGCTGCTGCTTTTAGTTCACCTCTAGCATCATATACTCTTTTTACTGCATCAGTAATAGGTTTTACATCTTCTTTTAATGCAGCACCTAATTCACCTCTAGCATCATATACTCTTTTACCAGCATCAGATATATTAGTTGCAATAGGTCTACCTACCTCTACAGCTTCACCAGCAAGCATTTTAGCTAGTGGTGTCATCTTAAATATAGTTGCATCAAATACAGCACCTATACCCATACCTTCAACAATGTGTCTTAGTTTATTTAGAGCTGGGTGATCTGTGTCTTTTGTAGCTAAAGCTGAATCAAGCCATGGATATTTTTTAGCTATAATTCCTGTTAAGTTATCAGTTTCTTCGTTTTTAGAAAATAAATCATATTTTAAACCAGCTATAGCACCCTGTTTTAAGTGAGCTGCTAAACCAGCACCTTTAGCAAGTTTACCGGCACCACCTGTTACAGCGATAGTACCAACAACATCTGTAGCACCTCTGACTAGACCACCCCACCATGTTTTAGTTTCAATAGGGTCGCCGTCACCATACATAAACTGGTCCCACTCTGTTTGATATCCTTCTTCTGTCTTACCTTCTTCTTCCATCTCACCATTGAAAAAGTCAATAACTCTTTCTGGTGCAGTGATGATGTTAGAAGCTATGTCTCTAGCACCAGCTCCTAAACCTATTAAAGTATCTTCAGCATAAAGTTGTGCTGTAGATTTTTCTTTTGGTTTATCTTCTTCAGGTACAACCTCTTCAGGAACTTCCTGTTCTGGTTCTACTATACCATTTTCTATATCAGCAGCCTGTATGTTTTGTACTGCCTTTTGTGTGTCTTCTTCGGACAAACCCGTACCAGAAATTCCTATTTCTAGCGTAGGTTCAAATTCTTCATTCATAGTTACCACGGTAATTATAGCCTAAGAAAAGGCTAGTAATCCGCAGTTACTGGTCCTTTCTCATTAAGCCTTTTTTGTTATAAATAGAAGTTTTTACGTTCTGTTCACCCTGTCCTTCGTCTTCGAGTCTAGCTCTTGTTATACGAGAACGTGTAGGGAATTTGTAAATAAGATTTAATATTTTATCGTTTTTCGTGTTTTCTTTAGGTTTTGTATCTACTGGCTGTTCTCCATAAAATTGAAGCTGTGAATTAGCTAAGTCAATAGGATTAACTCCCATCCTCATAGCTAGGTCACGATAATAGTCTGGAATGTCTCTAGACTGTTTTAATGGAGTTTTACTCCACAGTATTAACTCTCTTTGTGAGTCTCTATCAGCGTTAATTTTTTGTTTTCTCCATTGACCATTAGCAGATTGGTTCATACCTTTTTGTATGCTTTTACTGTATGTATTATCTGATGGGTCAAGATCAGGATTCATCATAGAATTGACTGTTCTTTCACTTCTTAATACTTCTTCTACAGCAGCTTTACCAGCTCTCATACCATCTTCAGGTCTACCTACAACTTGACCATCTCTTACAGTAGCTTGTTTGTAAGCGTTGTTAAATACTTCTTCTAGACCACTATATAAATTTAGCCATTCTACTGAAGCAGTTTCTGTACTTCCAAACGTATCTCCTGTACCTTCGTCAGTGTATGCCTTTAGAAATTTAGCTGCTGAGTCATGTAAATCTGTTCCCGGTACAAGTGCACCTGTAGTAAGTATTTTATCTTTGTATTTGTTAAATACCTCAGTACTTACATTTTCCATTTCAAAATCATACACACCACCTTGGTAACGTATAGATTGTGCAATCATATCCTCTGCAACATCGTCAGGTAAATGACCTTTTAAAGCATCTGATAATTCTATAGGTACATATCCGTCATACTTATTTTTAAAAACCGCATACATTTGTGCCTTTTGTTCGTTAGTAGGAGATTGTAAAGATTTTATAACTTGTAAGTCAGCAGCTATATTATTTTCTTTTGCTTCTTCTCTAGCAGCAGTACCTTGTTTTGCAGCATCAGCTAATTCACTAGGTAAACCACTCCACTCTTTCCAAGAACCCATAGTCTTAGTAGAACCATCACGAGCTGTTATTTCGTGATTAACTATAGACATAGCTTCTGGATAAGTTATTACATTCTGACTAACTAAACTAATTAAGTTTTCTTTAAATGCTCTTCTACCAGCACCTATAGTAGTTCTGTTTCTAGCTGCATATCTAGCAGCCCAGTCATGTGCAAGTTGATGTCCGTCTTCTGGATTAGCAGTAACAAAACCCATCTGTATCATTCTACTGTCAGAAGCTGCTACTTCTGTCTGGTAATTTTCTTCTCTAGCTACAGCTTGTTTTTTCCTACGCATCTCGTCAAACTTATCTATTTCTGGTTTGACAACAGTAGCTACAAGAGCTTCGTTTAATCCTGCAAATTGTTTTGCATACTCAAACTTAATCTTTGTATCTAACGCATTTTGTTCTGCTATAGAAAGGTTATCCATGTGTCCAACAGACACACTTACACCATCTCTAATAACATCTATCTTTGTAGTCTCGTAAGCATCATAAACATACTGGTCGTAATCTTTTGCTTTTTGTAAAGCATACTGTTCTGCAACCATATACTTTTCCCAACCAGCCATGTTACGAAATTCTTGAGCGGTGATAGAGTCACCGGTTTCTTCTTCGTACTTAGATGCAAACTCTTGAGTAGCAATATCATCGTCAAATAACTGTGATCTTTCTCCTCTAAATCTTGCTTCTAGTTCTGGACTTACACCTTTAGTAAGTATGTCTAATTTTATTTGTGCTTCTCTGTCTGCTCTATGTCTTTCTTGTTTTTTCTTTAATATATCACCAAATGTAGATGAAAGATCACCTAACTGACTCCACATCTTTTCAGTGTTTCTTACACTATCAGCATTGTTTTTTTCTAACTGATTTAAGTATCTTTCCTCTGACGCTTGTATAGCTCTGTCAGATGCTTCTTGTTCTGGAATAACGTCAAGTATTTGTTGAGGTGTTACTTGTTGTCCAGTTATGTTGTAATCAGGTATTATGCTCATTTAACTACCTCCATATTAACATCTATCTTACTGTAATCAACAGTTAAATGGTTTTGATCTATTCCTACAGCCATTGGATTCTTGTTTAAAACATCTTGAGCCATAGCTCCACGAAATCTTATATTACCACCTTTGTAATTAAATTCATATATTTTATAACCTTGTGGTGATATACCAACTTGTTCTATGTTTTCTTTTAATCTTCTGTCAGAAGCTATTGTATAAGCTGCGTATGAATTAGCACTTATATTAGTAGGTGTTAACATATTTCCCATTGGAATACCAGTATTCATAAATCCGGGATTCATTGCAGGAGGTGGTGTGTAAGTAGGCATTTGAGGTGTTCTTAATGCTTGCTTAGCTTGAGCACCCTCCATACCAGCACCTACCGCTTGAGCCATACCTAACATTAATGCTAGTCCGGGAGACTGCATTACTGGACGAGGTGGTGCTACGTCTTGTACTGGTTGAATAGCTACTCTACTAAAGGATTGATTTAGTTGTCCTTTTAACTGTCTATTGATATCTCCATATGTTTCTCTAGCTTGATAACCAGCTTGTGTCAAAGCTCTAGATCTCATTGCTTGAGTCATTCCAAAGGAGGCATTGTTTTGAACTAGCTGTCTAGCTACACTTCTACCTCTAACTCCACGCTCGGCTGCTGATACTTCAATCATTCCTTCGTTGGCTAACATCTTTTTAAAATCTTCTTGATTCTGTAAGATAGCTAGAGATCTTGCGTTATTTAATTGTTGTTGTGTTCTTGAATAAGCTCGTTGAGCTGCAATGTTTGCTTGGTCAACCTCTTGTTCAAATTGTACTTTTTTAGTTTGGTAAGTAGATCTAGTTTGCATCCACTTACGTTCTCGGACTTTTAGCTGGTATTCGTAATTACGTCTCGCTGCTTTGTTTTGAGCTGACGCTGACGCTGCTGAGCCTATCGCTCCTACTGCTGGTCCTATTGCTGCTGGATCGCACACGGCAAAATTCTATAAAGGATAAATTGTTTGGTCCATAGGGAAATCTTCTAAGAAATTTAAAACCTAAAAACCTAAGTAACTTAAGATGTATTTTGTTTCTTTCGTCAACAAAATTCCACAGTAACTTTTCTTGTCTTGAGTTTACATACCTTTTTGCTTCTCTAGCAAACGTATGAGGAAACTTTAAAATAGCTGGGGTACATAGCATCCAGATTTGTCCACCATTGTGAACTCCTGCAATGCCACATATCTCATCATCTGGGTTAGTAAAATAGACTGACTCAGAGTTATGTACTCCGACAACCAGAGCATTTAAAGGGTCATGTCCATGACCTTCTTTTACTTCCCGATAATCGTCGGGTAGCAAGTTAGAAGCTACACGTAGTGCAGCCTCTGTTGTTGCTGGGTGAATGTATTTACTCATTTAATGCGTGTTGTAATTTATCTATGGTATCTTGCATCCAAGATTCCCAAGGATTACCTAGGGGTAGTTTCATACCTTTATACATACGGTTCTTTTTTAACCATTGACTGTATATACGTACTTCTTGTTCGGTAAGGGTGAGGTTATACACGTTGATAAAATTTAGTATTGTAAGCTCCTTCCCATGTCAGGTTATGAATAGTAGCTGGAGCTGGGTGTGTTGATTTAATTGTTAATAATACGTTTGTATTAGAATCAAATATAGGTACTTCTCTTATTTTATTATCATCTACTACTGATGATGTGTTAGCTGCGTACTGGTCAGCACCTGTTAATTCAAACAATTCTGTATATGCAACTCTACCTGTTCTGTTTAGTGTAGTTTCGTATAAACCTACTGGACCAAATCCTAACTTAGCTCTGTGTAATACAAGACTAGATCTAGTATCAGCTCTAAAGTTTTCTCCTTCTTTTGTTACATAGTAAATAGTAGGTAAATCAACTTGCATAGTAAACTGATGACCAATTAAAAATGTTTGACTAGACCAGTTTCCATCTATTTCTAAATTACTACCATTAATAGTTATTAGTCCATATCTACCTAATTGATCTCCAGCATCAACATCATATGCTGCTAATTGATTTGTACTTTCTATACCAGTAGGTTTAGCAAATGTTGTTTTATTAGTTGTAGCGTTGTAAGTATTAGATCCTGTTGTTACTGACATTAAATGATCTAAATGTACTCTATTTTCTGCAAGTGCAAAAGTATTAGAATCCATTTTTATAGCATATTTAAGTAACTGATCTTTGTTATTATTACGAACAACTACATATAAACTATCATCTTGCATACAGTGATATTGAATTGTTCCAGTCAATGTCCACCTAAACCAAGAAGCTAACTTTCTTTCTCTAATACTGTCAAAATATCTATATCCGTACAATGTAGATGTACCTTCTTCACTAAAAAATATAACTGAGTTTTCTCTAGAGTTAGATATAAGTTTTAAATCTTTTTCAAATAATCTAGAAACTACTGCACTCTGTTCAATAACTTCTGGTTCACCTTCTCTCTGTACCTGTGCCATCTCAAAAAATCTTGAGAACTTACCGGCGTTATCTAAGAACCCGACAGTAGTACCAAGAGAGATAGGATTTGTAGCAAAGTTAAAGTTGTAAGTAGAAAGAGCATTGATCTTAGCTGTTGTTGGGCTGAACACGTCACTATCTGTAGTGAGCATGAATTGCTGGTTTTTACTAAATAATAATAAACCTGTGTTTACCTGTATGCCATCATAAATAATAGCAGGATACTCTGAACTAGCTGCTATGTCTATTGGGTCACTAGCTATAAGTTGTATAGCTGACTTAGCAAAAAAGTTAGTAAAGTCTCCCGGACGAGATAACACTATATTTTCGTCAGCAAGTATTGCAAATCTGTTTCTAAAAAACAACATCTTACTAATACCTTTACCTATAAATGAGGGTTCAGGGTTAGTAACATCATCTCCTACTATGGCATCATCCCATTGAGGCACAGAATATTGTGTCCCGGAAATAGTGTAATTAGAACCGTCTAGTTCAGATAATCTAAAATTACCATCAGCAGTTCTAATAAGAATCACTGGCATTTTAGATCTTTTTAATCTAATTGTCCTTCCCGGTTTAGCACACTCTTCCCATGTACCTTCACCATCTTTGTCGTTATTACCAAAAAACTTAACGTAATGATTATCTTCATCGGCAACACTATTAACTACCTCTACAACCATGCCATGCTTGCACTGAGAGGGCAAATCACCTATATCGTTAACTTTACTAGCAACAACGTTTAACAGCTCTCCTACGGGCGTAGAAGCGTTAAAGGCGGAGGTTCGTTTTATATGTAGTCCTGTACCAATAGTTGTAATATCTGAGTTACTAAAATTACCACTAGCTACTAATGAAGTTCTAATATCTCCAAGAATACTTTCAGCAGTAATAGTAGTTTCTGTATCAAATGGTGTAGGGTTAGGTCTAACTAACGCAAGGTTAGCTTGTACAATAGATTCACTGGTTGCTTCAATAGTTACCTTATAGTAAGCATCCATCATAAATACAAAAAAGTAATCGCCTGTTTGCCAACCTTCTCCACCATGTAATAAATCATGTGTAGTTGTGTATCTAGCTTGATACGTAACATTACTTCCAGAACCAAAAGGAACTGATTGACCTGTTGTAGCTATGCGAAAATATAAATTATTTCTACCAGTTTGACTGCCTTGGTTATTAGCGTTAAATATATTAACTGTGTAACTATAGTTAGTATCAGTTCTTGGGTTTCCACTTGTCGATTGAAGCCCACCTTGTGCTCCTTCGTCAACAAGAGTTGTACCAGTGCTTACACTAAATATTCTAGTACCTACATTAGGTGCAAATGAATCTCTACCATCTCCAGCAGATTCATCACATCTAGCACTAGGACTATTACCTCTAGCTGTATGGGTTCTCATAAAGCCGTTAGTATCACAGTAGTTGTTACTTGAGTTTACAAGAGTTACTTTAATACGTGTGGCTGTGGTAACTGTAGAAGTATTAGTGTTATCAAAAACATTTAACGAATACTGTTTTGCATAAGAAATCTTTTTTAACTCGACAAAAATTTCTTTGCCAAAATTTCCAAGGGGTTCTGTAGTAGTGTCCATCTCTGTAATAATGGACCTATTATTTATGTAAGTAAAGTCGTTAAGAGTAAGTGTCTGTATATCTTCGTCGTTAGTATGTGTTAAATATGTGTTATTACCTATGCCATTTACAACAGTTTTTTCTGCTCCTGTTTGGCAGTCCCACATTCTAATAACACCATTTTTTGCAACCTGTCCTATGTATTGTTCGTTCTCGTCACGATAGTAATGAAACCATCTACCGTCTGCTGTAGAATTATTTGAACCATCAGATAAAGATGCCACAAACTTTCCAGCCGGTCTTTTTGTTAGTCCTTGTGTAACGTCAGGTAGGGCGTTCACCATGTCTTTCACCTGACCGGGAATCTTTTGCTCGTCAGGTTGTTGTGAAATGCCAGCCGTTAACGCTGGAATAGTTTGTGTAATGTTTGCCATTATCTAATAAGTGCCTTGTAAGGTTGATAAGATCTGTAGTTACTTTCATGTGGAAAGCCAAAGAAAGTATGGTCTCCCTGCTCACAATCGTACTCTAATGCAGTTGCCTTAGTTTGTGCTTCTTCTAATTGAAGTAACTTAACTAAATCACCATTAGCAACTAATTGTGTTGCAGCTCTTACTGATGCTCTAGCAATAATATATCTCTGTATAGCTGGAGGTACATCATTGAAAGCTAGTAAGTATGTTATGTCAAAATAATGGTCGCCACTAAAAACAAATGTGTGGTGAACATTATCGTATAGTTTGCCGTCTTTTCTTACTACATCTTTTGTTCTATCAGATAGACCTTCGTAGATATCATATCTAAGATAGTTAGTAGGAATAATGTAGTGACCATTAGCATCTGGAGATATTTTCACATGATCTTCTTTATTAAAATGCCAGCCTTCGTTTTGCACATCTTTAGTTACTTCCATTAGAAGTCCATGAATCATTGCAATCTGTGGGTTGGCAAATGTGTTTGCTATTTCTTGTCCTGTGTTAGTCGCGTCTGTAGTTACAGTTCCAAGTGTAGTTACAGGTGACTGACCAATGCTACCCAAGATAGAATTAACTGCGGATAGTTCGGTATCGGTTGCTATTTGAGTAGTCATAAATAAAAAAAAGGGGGACACAAAGTCCCCGTATAAAAAGTAAATTAAGCGTTTGTTGGGTAGTTGTCACCGAACGCAGCATTATTGGTAGAACCGGGATCTGCACCAGCAAGAAACTCAACACAAGCAGCAGGGTTTAGGAAATCTGCACCCATTG